AGTATAGATTGTAAGAAATCTAAATTTCTACTTCACAGGTTATTAGCCGAACATTTTGTTCATAATCCTGACCCTGAAAAACTTGTTCAAGTTAACCACATCGATGGTAATAAGCTTAATAATGATATAAGTAATCTTGAATGGGTTACTGCTGGGGACAATCAGAGACATGCTTATGAAACAGGATTAAAAACAATACCTTGTGGAGAGGAAAACGGTAGGGCGATCTTAACAGAAAACCAAGTTAGAGAAATTTATATACTACTTCTTAACGGAGTTTCTAACATCGAGATCTCTAATATATACGGTGTAGAAAAATCTACTATATTTGGAATAAAATCTAAAAAGAATTGGTTACATGTAACAAAAGATTTACCTGATATTAATATAAAACCTAAACCTGAAAAATTAACAGAAGATAAAGTGCATGAGGTATGTAAGCTTCTAGTTAAGAAAATGCAACATAAGAACATTGCTGAGGTTTTAGGAATAACTAAACATCAAGTAGCAGATATAAGTCGAAAGAGATGTTTTAAATGGATATCAGATAATTACGAATGGTAATCTTTGTGCTCAACGACCAACCGTGATGAGTGTAGCGGTGTAGGGTATAAGCTAATGATACCCCAAACGGGAGACTACCTAAAAAGGGTAGAAGATATGGTCTCAACTTCTATGGTGACATAGAGATGCTACTTAATGTCGTGACGATATAAAGAAAGCTGGTAAAAGGGTTGCGCCTTTTATTGAAGATAATGGATAGAATGCCTATCTTCCTACGTGCTCTTGAAAAAGGTGCGAAGGAAGCTGGATTAGCTGTAGATGAAATTGGTTTAGATAAACTCATGGAACAGGGAAAACTGACTCTCGATATCATCCCTTTTGTTTCAAAAGCTTTATCTGAAATCGCAAGAAACAACAATGCAGTTGAAAAAGCAGTAACACAAAACTTTGCACCAGCAATGGGACGAGCAAGTAATGCACTGAAGGATGTCATGAATAGTGTTTTTAAGGGTCTAAAACCAGCTCTTGTTTCACTGTTAAACTCGTTCTCAGAAATAGGTGGTGAAAGTAGAAACCTTGCAAAAGTACTCGGAACAACGGTAGGTGCTGCCATTATGGGACTGACATTCCCAATAGGGTTGCTAGTATCAGTAGTTCTTGATTTAATGGACATTTTTCAGGAAATAACTGGAATATCAGACGAAACAGCTAATGGTTTTTGGACATTTGCATCAGCAGCTATTGGTACAACATTAGGGTTGATGGGGTTGTTTAAAATTGTTAAAATGGTTTTACGTGGTGTTAAATTCTTAACTGGTGGTATTGGGAAACTAACAACTGCAACAACCCAAGCAAGTACCGTAGTCGGAGGGTTAACATCTAAAGCTAAAGGTGCATTAAGTATCTTCTCTAGACTTTTTGGTATTATTACCAGCGTAATGGCTGTATGGGATGCTAGACCGGGAGGTGATTTAAGTGCAACATCCTTGTTCGGGGATAATGCAGTAACGAAATGGCTCGATACCCCAATTGGGCAGATGCAACTAAATAGAACACCAGAAATCAAACTGGATGTTAAGGTTGGAGTAGATGAAAATGGCAACCTGAATCCCTACATTACTGGTAAAGTTGAAGAAAGTTACAATAACATGCTGATTGGGACATATAACAACTACTCCCCTTCACCATAAAATAATCTCCCTGCTTCGGCAGGGATTTTTGTTTGACAATATGCTATAATAGTGTTACTAGATTAATTATTAAGGTAATAAATATATGATGATACCTACTTATATGTCTGTAAGTGGTAATACAGACCAAAGATTATATATGGATGCATTCACAAGTTTGATACCAACATTTACATCAACACCAACTCGCTATCCAGTCTCAGATAAAAGTGTGATCTCACTTAATGTTGTTAAAAACAACCCTACAATTAGCTTAACAGGTTACACAGGACAACATCCAATAAAAGGTTTTAATAATGACTTAATCGGTTATTCAGATTTAGAACAGAGACCAATCAAGACACATGAATTATTACAAAACTGGTATACAAATTCAACACGTATTTATATTTATAATGAATTCTTCCAGTTTGATGGTTATTTAATCACCAGTTACACGCCTTATCAATTAGAGCAGACCGATACCCTAAGATTCGATCTTACCTTGGAGTATATTAGGAATGTATCTTACGAAAGAGGTACATTAATAGAATTTTTGACCCCTAGTAAAGCTACAGACTCAAAAAGTAATACTAAACAAAGTGATAGTAACTCTAAAGAGTCAGAGAAGAAAGCTAGATTAACCACAAGGTATTTAGAAGCTATGACCAATGGTTTCGAATCTTTGGCTGGGTTAGAAGGAGAGTAATTATGGCAATAACTTATATCCCTGTCGATCAAGACCCTAATAAAACTTACCGTGTTACATTAGATGGTCAAGGATATGATATTACATTACGTTACAATCAAAGATTGATAAATGTATCTACAGGATTTCCAACCAGTGCAGATGAATTTACTATATCTGTAGCTTTGACAGGAGAAGACGAGATATTCAAATGCCCTCTTAAGACCAATAGAGATGTGCTTGAGTCTTATAAATACCGTGAAGGTTGTCCACAAGGCTCGTTGATGTTAAGAGATGTTGCTGCAGATACAAACTTAATTGATGGTAAATATTACGCACCTGAACGTGCAAGTTATGAAGGTATTGGTACAAGGTTTGTTCTTTTGTATTCCAATATCTAGGAGGAAAGAATGAGAACTGAAATTCGATATCGCTTTACAATAGGCCGACCTTTAAAACTTAATAAAGATTTCTTCATACCTTATAAAAATGAAAGTTTCCCAACTATTGCACTGGAAGATTATTTTGATGTAGAAGATCCTTTCAACAGTTATATCTTCACACAGCATCAAATCCAGTTTCAAATTAATATGGATAATAGTTCAAAAGTAAATTCTAGTCAAGTTACATTATTTAACGTTGATGAAGATGTAATTAATTTTGTAACTACTAATCACGGTAATAATTTAGTTTGTATTTTAGAAGCTGGTGATAATGAAAGTGGTTTGAAAGAAATATTCAAAGGTACTGTTGCTGCTGCTCAGAAAATAGATGATAACCAAGATACACAATTAAAGTTTCATCTTGCAGACGGGGCAGTCAACGCTAAGAATGCTAAAACTATAAGAACATACCCTCGTGGCACTACTTATGAAACCATTTTATCTGACTTAAATCGCGATATGAAACTGCCGATAACTTCTTTTTCAGGAATGAGTGGAAGGTTACTTAATCCTGTTACTTTTGCAGGAAGTACACATAGCATTCTAGAAAAATTAGCAGATACATTAGGTCATTCGTATTCAATACAGAATGGTGCAATTTCTATTGTTCCTTATCGTAGTTATAAAAAGGTTGAAGCATCCTTTATCACACCATCTACAGGGTTGATAGGTAATATTCGAAAAGCACTTGATGACTCTAAGAGTGGACAGAAAACAGTATCTATGGACTCAAACAATATTGAATTCATGTGCTTACTAGACGGTGCATTAAAACCTGACGAAACAGTATATGTAGATGATGGTGATATTTCTGGTGCATACAAAATCACATCATTACGCTTCTCTGGTGATTTTGAAGGTAATGATTGGACATGCTCAGTTAAAGCTGCAAAAGTTGATGGAGTAATTGCATAATGGCAGGACAACAAGTTACACCAAAACAACCTCCTTATCGTGGAGGTTTAAATTATGCAATGGATAGAGCTATCGAAGATAAACTACGTTTTGCCAGAACGACATTTCCTGTGAAAGTGTTAAAAGTTGATTATGCAAAAAGTTTAGTTAATGTAAAACCTCTCATCCGTTTCAGATTTGATATGAGTTCTGATGAAGAGTTTGAAATTAAAGAAGTGTTAGAACTACCTATCATATTTCCTTCTGCAAAGCGTGGGGTGGCGAGAATGACATTCCCTGTACAAGAAGGTGATGTAGGACTTGCACTATGCTCAGACCGCCATACAGAAGGTTTCTTAGCGAGTGAAGGCGATAGTGCTGTAGATAGTGGAAGCTTCACTACATTAGGTACAGATGGTTATTTAAATATCATAGGGTTTATTCCAGAAATATTCACAGGTACAACATCTACACCTTTTGACCAGAATGATGTCGTACTTACACACGGTAGCAGTGAAACCCGTCATAAAGAAGATGGAACTATCATATCTAAGAATGAATCTGGCACAACCACAATTCTACCTTCTGGTGAAATAGCACTGACGAATGGTAGCGGGTATATTAAACTTCTTGCAGATGGAAGTGTAGATATTAACGGTTTCATTATACAAACAACTGGTGCAGCAAGTTCACCTGTTAGTGTTGAAGCTCCAACTATTACAGCACAAACATCATTAACTGTTGCAGGAACAGAGATGAATGAACACAATCACTCTGCTGGCTCCTATGAAGCAGGTGGAGATAATGTAACAGGTATTTCAGGAGATCCACAATAATGGCGAAACTTGATTTTTATATAGATGTAGAAGGAGTTAATGATTTAGATTTTTCTAATGGTATAGATTTCCGTTGGACAGAAACAATACAAGAATCATTAGCACAAAGATTACAATTACGGTATGAAGTTTGGAGAGGTGAGTGGGATTACAATACTGAATTTGGTACACCTTACCGACAATTGATGCAGGGTGGCTTAAGTAAGCAAGAATTGGATGCAGAATTTATTCGTATTGCATTACAAGAAGAAGATATTACTTCAGTTCGTATGGTGAATTCAGTGTTAGATCCGGTTAATAGGACTTATATCATAAACAATCTAGAAGTGTACACGGATGGTGGTATTATTGAAGTACCTATCTCCAACCCTTACACCAAAACCAACACTTACCCAACCCCTTATAAGTTTGAAGATTTTACAGCTTGCCAAAAAACACCCGAACAGATTGCACTTATCAATGAACTTTACAATTACATAAACTTCGTAGGATTGCCTGAATTCGGTAATAGTTATTGGTGGAATAAATGGGGTGGTGCTAACCCATACTAC